CCGATGTGTTCTTAACGTGGATATAAAGGTTGCCTGCAAGTGAGCCGTGGATGTGCGGCAAGGTTGCCGTGCCTGTGGCGGAAAGGGTCGTGAAAGCTCCTGTGTTCGGCGTCACATCACCGATCGGATCGGGACTGCTCAGATCGACCGAGCCGCCACCGCTGCTTGCCCACTCGGTATCGTAGTCCGTGCCGCTGGCCTTGCGAAGCACTTGCAATGCGCTGCCGCCTGTCGGCACACCTACGCCGGGGGTTCCCTGCGGGCCTGTGGCTGCGACCTCAACGGTATTCGTCGCAGTCGTTAAAACTTCGATCACATCGCCCATTAGCGCGTTACCTCCCGTGAGACTTTAGCAACCCCCTCGACCAGCCGCTTGACGGCTCCGGTGGAGGATTCGATCTCAAGGTCGTAGACATACCGCCCCGCCGTGATCGCGGACATCGAAGCCGCCGAGGCTGAAAGCGTGACAAGCCCGCCCGCTGCGGAGATGATCACGCCGCCGTTGGCCGTGGTCAAGGACAGGGCGACAGTAGCCGAGTCTGGGGTTGCTCGGAACATGGCGCGTCCGGTGTAGCCCGAAAGATTTACAATAACGTCATCGCTTTTGTAACGAAACGCCTGCGAGAGGGTCTGCCCTTGCGGGAGACAAAGATCAGCCTGCGCGGGACAGTCGCCGTAGAGGGTGTCACTCATTTGTTGCGATCCCTCCATGCTTTGCGGGCGCTCATATACGCAATGAAAACACCATAACCAAGGCGGATACGCGCATCCCTGTTTCAAGATGCGGGAGCAGGGAAAAAATCACGCTGCCGAGGCTTGTGGTCACGCCGACCAGAGGGCGGGAGAGAAATTCAATGGGGTCGTGGAAGCTCATTGCCAAAGTGGGAGCTTGTAGGTGTTAGTGCCGACTTGGATGTCCACCCACGCATTTGGCGTCGGAGCGTTGGTGTTGGTCGGGGCGGCGTTTGTGGCGGCGAAAATGGCCTTTTGGAAGCCAGGGGCATCGGCAATTGTCCAACCACTGCCGCTCAGGTCGTCATACTCCAAAACATCGCCGCCCGAGTCGTTGTTGACGATGGCGATGGCTCGATTGGCCGTTCCTGCGTTGTCGGGACTTAGTCCAGTTGAGTCTGCGGCGGAAATTGCCCCGCGAAAATTTGCGGCATTGGTGTTTGTGAGAGCTAGGAGGGGGAGCGCCAAATTGGTCCGCACTTGCGCGGCCACCGTGTTGGTCGAAAAGCTGAATGAATTTGTCCACACCACATTGGTCGCGACGACGATCTGGCCGTTAGTCGTGTTGTATCCCAAAGTCTTAATGGTCTGCGCTGCGACAGGCGCGTCGAGGATGGTGAGGAGCGCTAGGAGGGTGAGGAGGTGTTTCATTGGTTAAAGTTTGGTGGCGGTAAGCGATCCGTCATCAGCTACGCTGATGCTCCACGTCGAAAGGTCCGGAGACTGAAGATAAAAGAAAGCGGCGGGACTTACCGTGACCGGAACACCCCCGGTTGTGGCAATAATGTCATTGCCGAGGGTAACGAGGGCTTGCGTCACGGTTTCGATCTTGCCGCTCTGGCTTACCTCCACTTCCATCGTCGCCTCAATGCTGGCCGATGCGCTGATCGCGTTGATTAGCTCGGTCGTGTTGAAGTTAAGCGTGGCCGTTTTGCCGTAGACCGGGGTTAAGGCTTGAGCCACACTCATGAGGGGGAGCGCGACTTGGCTTTTCGCTCCGGTAAAGGCTATGCGATAAACGCGCCCCGCAATCCCGGTCACGCGCACGTTGCCCTCGCCGATAGGCGGAATTGCTTCAAGCGCATCTTCTACCGCCGTAGTCGCGGCCCGCGCCTCAATAACGCTGGTCGTAGCCGTAAGGGTGTATCCTGTTCCCGCTGTGGTCGCCGTGTAGCTGGTAATCGCGGTAGTTGTCGCCGTTGTGTTGGCGAAGAACTGACTGCCCGAGACAAGCTGCGCGGTGTAGAGCGTCGATCCGTTACTAAAGCCCGTTGGCGTCCCGAATCCCGTGACCACAAAAGCCTGCCCTGCGGCAAGTCCGTGCGAACCGCTCGTCGTGAAAAGACCGCCCGTGACGCTGGAAAACGTCAAGGATTGACTTGGAAAAGTTAGCGCAAAGGTTCCATCGTAGGCGTCCGGGCTGAAGGAAAGCACTTGCTGCTCATTGGCGGCGGTTCCTCCGGTAATCGTGCGCGCGAGTGTCGCGCTGACCGTTATGGGAAGATTCGACCACGCCTGCGCGGCAACGTAGGCCGTAGCCGTCGAGGGCGGCTTTGGGCCAATGTGCAGCTTGACCGACTTGGACGAGTAATCCAGCGGCTCGTATGCGCTGCTGCCCGTGCCTGCGGTTAGGAAATAAAGCTCGTAATCGGCATTGTCGCCCTCAAAGGCAGACAAATTAGGCGGCACGCCGCCGTTGAGTCCTGCGACGAATCTGCCTGTATCGACATCCAAGTAGAGCTTGCGCGCCATTTCTGGCGAGGGGGATGTCAAGCGTAAGGCCAGTATTCCGTGGCTGTTAAAGTGCTCTGAAGGCTGACGATCTCATAAAGCGGCCCGCCCTCGGGATACGGCATCTGTTTAAGGGGGGCCGAAAAAGAAATCCCGGAAAACGCGCACTCTATTGCTCCCAAAGTTGGCCCCGTGGCGTTTGTTGCCACTCCAACGGTATCGTCGGTGTAAGCCTCAAACAAAAAGTCCGGGCCAATTACCAACTCACAAATGTTCACAAACTCGATTATTGGCCCAAACCTCCAGTTGTATTCTGGCCCCACGCCGTTAGTGGAAAATCCCGCCTTACCAGCAAGGATGAGGTCGGTTTCTTTCGCAAACGTGGAGGTTGTTGCGCTGCTAATTGGCAGATCGGTAATTCTGAATACCTGTGTAGCCGCGTATGTATCAATCTTTGGGGGTTCGGTATTAGCCTGCACTTGGGCTGTTGATTCCAGCGTCCACTCCTTGACCTGCCACCACATCGGAACGGCAAACTTTCTGATTGCGTCTGCCGTTTTGAAGTAGGTCGTGTCTGGATTAAAGCACCACGGGAAAAGCCCCAAGTGTCTGACGGTCGCCATGCCTAGTATTTCCGTTGTCCGAGCAGGCGATACTTAACCGCAGCGCCGTTCTCGCAGACATCGAAGACAGCGGCCCGAAGAATAACTTCCGAGCCGTCCTTTCTGTAGCGCATTTCGTAGTCGGGTTGCAGGCCAGCAGGGATTATGCTGGGCTTTACCACAGTGACCTTCTTGTAGTTCTCGTCTAAATCCTTTGCCCGGATGCTTACCGGAGGAGCATTGCTTCCGGGCGCGGGGCGATTCTTTAAATCGTCTCTGAATTTGTGCAGATCGGGAGCGGCCATGCTATTCGATGTAGTAACGGCGGGTCACTTCTTTGACGCTGGGAGTAAGGTCGTTGGTTTTTATATCTTCCAGCATTACTCTGCCCTCAATTTGATTAGTGAACCATTCGCGTGGGTAAGAAATGTATTTAAGGCCGCTCCAGCCAAGCTCTGGCGCGCGTGTGGGAATGCTGCTTGAAAAAGACAGCAAGATATACAATGCCTGTGGCGCTGGCGGTGTTGGAATTCCGGTAGTTTCCGCACCAACTTGCACATATTCGTAAATGTGGACAATCGGCATGAATGAGTAGCCAAATGAACTTGTGAGATTGCCCGCTTCGCCGCTGACTTGGTTGTTCTCTGGGTTCTGAAATTGTATAGAAAACGGTTCGCTGACAAAACTAAAGCTAACGGGGCTTTCGCGTTCTTGAGTTTTGAAAATGTAGGAACCGCCGCGAACAAGTCCTCCCGCATAATTAGCAGAAACGTAGGTCAATCCATTTTCCTGCGAAAGCGAGCGATCCACCATAAACAACTGCCGCGCGAGCAGGTAGTCGCGATTCACGCTTGACGGAAAAATGGGTGGCGGCGAATCTGGGTAAAAAAGTTTGTCGATCTGCAAAGACTGCGCGGCAGTGCAAACAAAGTTGCACGATACGGTGACTAGTCCATTGACCTGCTCTGAAACGCTTTGCGATACCAAGGCAACACCGGGAGAACCCGTGAGGCGGGAGGATGCGTGGATGAGAGAGGGCATGGCGTTTAGGTCAAGGCGTGTTGCGGAAGTTTGTTGTCGATGTTTTTCAAGAATACTTCGCATCGTACAAGAGTGCTTTCTAAGGCCAGCGCGTTGCCCATGCCGCTAACAGCATCTTTAAGCGCGCTTGCTGCGGTCGAAATAGATTCCCCCGCCGCCTCGCCGCCGCTTGTCATGCTGTCTTCTGCGGAACTGCCGCCAGCGGTAACGTCATCGCCAGCACCAGAACCTCCGTCACCGAGTAGCCTGCCCGCATCTTCCGCGCCCTTCGTTAGCTCGGGGCTAATTTCTTCAAGCGTCTTGGTCAGTTTTGCATCGGCCCGCATACGTAAGTTGTGCGCTGACTTTTGCTGCCCCATACTTTCCATTTCTGCCGCTCGCCTCAAGGCTCTGTCGTGAGAATTTTGTGCAACAGAGGCTTTGGTTTCCATGCTGCGAAGTCGTGTATCGGCCTCGTTTTGTCTTGCCATGTGTGACGCCGCCGCCTTGCTCGCCTCAAGGATGCTCATGCCGCCGTCCCGGTATTTTTGATAAGCTTCTTGAGCCGAAGTGCGGCCGAAATGAAACGCCTCACGCATCTTGTCGAGCATCCCACTGGTATTATTGACCGCCGTGCTCATGCGGTCTGACAGACCAGTAAAGACGTTGGCCGTTGCATTGGCGTCGATCTTGGCTTGGTTGATCGCGCTAGCAAAAGCCTGCGCGTTACCGGGAAGCGTGCTGCCATAAATCGACACTTGCTGACTCGCTTTTTCTCCTTCCTTCAGCCATTGAGATGATTCCTTGGCGTAGGTAGATGTTGACTCAAGGTTAAGCGGGATTTGCGCGCTGCTTCCTGCTGCTAAATCAAACGCTGGCGCAATGCCTGCGGCGGCGTTGCTGGCGTCAGTTAAGTTTAGCGCGATCTGCGCACTTAGCGGCCCGCCCGACTCAAGAGCGGCGTTGGCTATTCCGAGTGATGCTGCGTATCCTGCGCCTGCGGAGTTGATGGCTTCCGTGCTGGTTTTTTGCAGCGCGAGCTTTTCTTCAATGGAAGCATGGAGTTGTTGCTGTTCTTGCAGCACCGGGGTCAGATCAAATATGGGCTGAAGGGACGCCTTATTCTTTTCAAAGTTTTCGGGCATAGCGCGGCCAGCCGCGCCAGCCTGTTCTCCGACAAGCTCAAATTGCGCGCCGATCCCTTTCATGTTCATTTCAATAACATTGCGCGCCGTTTCTGCCTCGATGCGAAATGCTTCTGCCATACCCATGCGTCCGATAGCCTCCATGAAAGAGGCAAGCGCGCCATAAAGCTGCTCCTTCATGTAATTGGCGGCGGTCGAAAACATTGTGTTCATGAGGTGCGCCAGCGCCCCTTCTGAATCAAACATTGTTGCAATAAAATCCCGTACAGTCATAAAAGCCGCCGTGAAATTAGAGGCGATTTCGTTAACTGCATTCAACGCCGTCACCTTCATGGTGACCCACATGAGCGAAAGACCTTCGCCAAAATTCCCGCTAGTGATTGCCTCAATCGCAAGTTTTACACTGTCGATTGCTGCTCCTAGTTTGAACGCCTCAGATGTCGCTTGGATCATCTTGTCGAAGTAATCGGCCAACATCATGCCAAAGCCCGCCGCATCTATCTCGGCAATCTTAGTCGTGATTTCAGCAAGGCCGGGAGCCAGTTTGGTGAGCAATCCCGTGGCAAACTCGGTTGATTTATTGGAAATCGCCGTAAAGTTGTCGCCTATTGTGTCTAGGGCTTCGCGCGTTGCGTCAATGGCCGCAGGGTAGCTGCCAAGCTGCTTCCTCGCCGTCTCAAGCTCGACGCCCATTGCGCGCAAAAGCGGAATTAGTTCGCCGCCGCTTTTACCAAATAGGTCGATCGCGGCCTGCGTTCTCTTTGTGGGGTCTTCAATGCCAGCAACCAACTGCGCCAGCATCTTCATTTGCTCAAGGGGAGACTTCTGACCAAGTGTTTCTGCGGATACCCCTAGCTCGGCAAGCGTTTTGGCCTGCGTTGAGCTTTCCACGCCTGCCTCGGCAATGAACCTTTGCAGTCTGTTAATCATCGGCCCGACCGCGCTGGCGCTTGAGCCTGCGTTTTCAAAGGCGCGTTGCAGGATAGCGAGGTTGCCCGCCGACTCTCCAGTGCGGGCCGCAAGGTCGTTTAATTCGCCGCCCATGCGAATCGCATCTGTGAAGGCTGCGGCCATGTTTTTTGCTCCCAAGAAGGCGGCAGCTACGCCCGCAATCGGAATAGCAAACTTGGCAAATTCGCCCGCGAGGGCAGCAACCCTGCCGCTAAATCCTTCAGTCTGACCTTGAAAACCGGACAAGCGGTTCTGCAAGTTATCGACTGTCTTGGCAAAAGACTCGTCTTTCGCTGCGAATACTGTTGTTACATCGGCCATGTTTTACCTATTACGCTGCTTTCAACTTTGCCTGTTTTCGAAGCTCGTATTTTATCTGAATGTTCATATATTTGACGAACTTCTCGCGGACAATTTGCATAGCGGCGAGTGCTTGGGATTGGGAAAGCAAAGTGCTTACCCAAGGCATGGCGTTCGTCATTTTTACACGCGGGTTGTCAGTGTCGTGGCTTAAATCCTCAATGTGTCCGCTGGCAGTTTTTTTGTGACGAGTTACCCATTGCGGTATTCCGTCCGTTGCTGCGCGGGCGCGGGTCAAGGGTATTGCGTCTGCACATACAGCCCAGCCCGCCTTTCCCATGCCCGTGCGATTCATTCTTTCGCGCTTAAACTTTTGAAGCTCACCATCGCCGCCGATTACCAAGTAAAGCTGCTTTGTTCTTTTGGGAACATTTGTGCGCGATCCCGAGCGTTCGGCTTGATATAGACCGGGGTTAATTCCGTCTAACAATACGCGCGGCGTTTTGAAAAATCGAGCCAACCACGCAATTTTAGCCGAGTTCCCGCTTTGGCAGTAATTCTCAATCTTGGTTTTAAAAGCTGCTTTGGCTTTTTCGCTTCGATTGCTTTGATCCACTTTCTCTTTTAGCGAGTTTTCAAAGCCGCGAGTGGGTTCATTTGCCGTGTAGAAAACCTTGCTTACGTCATTAAGGATAGACTGCTCTCCGACTTTTTTGCCCTTTAAGCCGAATCCTTTCCCGCTGTATGGCTGAGTTGTATTTGCCAAACCAACGCACGCCATGCGCGCGTGCTGTCTAACGCCCTCGCTTATTTCTTTACCGACAAGGCTAGACCATAGCTGAAGACGCCCTCGCAGATCGCTCGTATCAGTCATGGCTGTGATCTTCATTGGCGTTGGCGAGGGACTTTCTTATCTGGGCGGCAATGTCCACCGATCCCCGCCCTTCGTTCATGCTGTGCGCCCACCGCATCTTGCGCCCCGCCTTGAGGTCATGCCATAGGATCATCTGCAATCCCATCGCAAGAGGCAATCGACGCAGAATGTAGTCAGCACTCCAGCCCGTCACGGAGGCAATGAGCGTCAGATAGGACGCTTGCCATGACGGGCCGATGCTTTTCCCGGTCGAATGAGTTTGCTTCCGGATGGCGCAGCGGCGACTTCGCTTTGCGCGGCAAAGTATTCTGTGACGGATTGTTCGATGATTGGCAGGGCATCGGTCAAAATCTTGGGATCGTTGAGCGGGCCGCGCAGAAAGGCGCGCACGCCTTCGCGGAACTCGTCTCGTCGCCAGATAACCTCGGCCACGATGTCGGGATCGGCGGCGTGGATATAAATAAACTCGCCCGTTGACCAAATCGCGTTGGCGTTGGCCGCGCTGACCCGCTCGCCCTTCATTCCTTTGATAAAGAAGTTTTCGACTTCAAAAAGGTAAGACAGGGTTTCCGCCGTGATCGGGCGCACGGTTAGTTCCCCGAGCTTGCGACCCTTGCTTAATATGGCCTTACTCAATATTTCGGGTCGGGACTCTTGCAGGATTTCTTCGTCGGTGGCGATTGCTTCGATGTGGCTCATAATAGTTTTTGCATTTGTTGAATATCCCGCGCGGATGCGTCCTCGCGGACAAAGCCAATAGAGTCGCGCCCGTAAATCTCGACCATGCGCGGCGTGGCCTTAACGATCATCAGCGCCAGATCGCGCCATGCGCCGTTGGCATAGGCCAGAGCAACCGGATCGCTGTCCTTGACCAATGCGCGCAGCCAGACAAGGCGGGAGCGAAGGGCTTCGGGCGTTTCGCTGCTGGGGTCTTGCTGCTCAATCTCCGTCCAGCGAGCGGCAATGCGCCCGCATTCGCCCGACTCAAAAAGGAAGGTGACGATGGTGTTGCCGTCACGACGAACTTGGCGTGTGCACGGAGGGCGACGAAGCGTTTGCCCCAAAGATAAAAGCGCCGTAGCGAGGCGCGTAGATGAGGTAAGGAATACCTCGTCGTTCTTGATGGACTCTTGCAGCATATTTGAATTTGTGCTGCGGGATTACGCGCCCGCTGCGTTCGCGTTAAGGGGAAATCTTAGAGATCGGGGTATTGCGTGGCCTCGACCGAAAACTCGTTAAACCCTTCAGAGGTCTGGTTCAAAGTCACGGAGTCCACGACAACTTTGCCTCCAGTAATGCCGCTGCCGCTTGTCGTGCTGGCGAGCGTAAGGGCGACTCCGGGGGCGGCGGCGGCAACTCCGGTAGAACCGTTGAGTGTGCCCGAAATAGAAATCGAGGCGGTAGGCTTGTAATAGGAAACCGCAACAACGTCTCCGTCATTGTCCATAACCTCTGCTTTTTCGCGGCTTACCGCGCGGGAAAAGCTGTTGATGATGATTCCGGTTTCGGCGGTTGCGCCAAAAACCACCGAAGTAGCGGCGGAAGAAGAAACGATAGTTGCGGCCATGCTTGGCCGCGCCTGTCAACCACTAGGCTAGGCGAGAAACGTGGACGTTGAAACGCAGCCCGCGCACGGCGTGGCGATCTTGCCGCGAGAACTCCATGCCGCTCTGACGGACAAGGCCGTGAAAGGTCACAGACGAGCGCGAGTCCTTGAGGACAAGCAAAAGCTGCGGGTCTTCCATCATGGCGACAAGGGCCGACCACAGCCGATCCGTGTATTCCTCCGGGGAAGGATCGCTGTCGTTGAGCTTATCCATCAGGGTCATGGCCGAGACGGCGACTTGCACTTCATAGACATCCCCGGTCGGGATTGACTCGCGCAGGCGGGCCGCGCGCACGACCACGGCGGGAAGCTCAAGGTCGGTTCCGACATCGGCGCGGGTCACATTGACCTCGCTTAACTGGTAAGCGCGCAGATTAAAGTCGATCATGTCCGCTACTGCTTTTTCGACCGCTTCCTCTAGCGGCTCGGGGGCGCGGCGTTGGATCGTCTGATAATTTAGCGGCGGTGACTCTGGCATGAGAAAATAAGTTCTTGCCCGTCTTGCGAGCGTTCGATGGAAATGACGCGATAGGTGGTAGTGACCCCGGCGCTGGCAACGTCTAGCTTGCTGCCCACCTTGACCGTGCGTGTGGTCGTGGTGGACTTAACGTGCAAACCGACATCGCGAGCGGGAAGGAATCCGCCCTCTTCGATGTCTGCGCCCGTGGTCGATTGCGTAACCGCCGCGCTGAATGTCGCCTCGCCAAAGGTCACCGTTGCCGGGAGGTCGGCAATGATGCTGTCGAGTTCGGTAGCGAGCCGCGCAGTGTCGAGGGCCATGCTACGGCTACACTGTCAAGGCTTTGCGGGCGGCTTCTAAAAGACGGGCAAATCCGACTTCGGCGCAGAACTCCCGGTGCGCCAAGGCGCAGCCCGCCTCGGCAATCCCGCGCAGCCTGTCGTAGTCAAGGGCGCGGATGAAGTCGCACAATTCGGCTTCGGGCAATCCTTGCGGAAACGTAACGCGATGCTGGCCGTCCAAGAAAAGCTCGTTGCCTTGGTCAAGCGGCTGGCACTCGACAATCAACGCCCCGCTAGCGGCAGCCTCGCAGCAACGGATGCTGTGAGCGCGCCCGTGCGCGGGCGGGCAAAGCACGGCGGAAAATTCGCGGAACAACGCGGCGACCCCATTGGCCCCGGCCAAGTTGCGCGGGGCGCTAAAGGCGCGCAACAAGCCCGCGCGATGCAGGATTTCCACAATGCGGATTCGCTCGGTTTTCCATGCGTTGTTGTGACCGATATAGCACAGTTCTTTTATGCGATTGTGCTGCGGGACGGCAGGGAACAGGTCGCTGGCAAACATGATCGGGGCAAAGTCGGCCTTCATGCCCAAGGAACGAAACCACGCGACATCGCTCATTTGCGCGGCGGCGTAGTAGTGCAGCCAGTTGTGTTCTGCGTGAAACTCCCGCCCGCCGGGGAAAACGTCATTGCCCGCAATCCATTCGGAAACATAGCCAAGCAGGGGTTTGCCCAGCGCCAGCAAGTCGGCATGATGGCGGCGAATAAAGTCCGCGTGCATATGCGGTGAAAGGAAGACCACGCAATCGGCGCTGCTTTGCCGAAGGATTTGCAGCACCCCGGCATGATCGTAGGGCATGGCAATAGCCGCGTTGCACATTCCATGCCGAAAAAGTTGCTGGCACAAACCGGAACCAAAGCTCACCGGCTCGTCGTGCCAGAAAACAATGTCAGCCACTTTCATTTCTGAAGGGTGGTCTTGCTGCTGTCGAAGTTGTAGCGGTGCAGGATTTGCGGAATGTGCGCTTCCGTCTCAGCCTCGGCCCACAAGTGACGCAGCCAGAGGATGTCTTCATTCCTCCGCACTTGCGGGACTGCATAAGCACAAGCCAACTCGCGCCGCCACGCGCACCAAAACCACGGCGGGCGCTTGGTCACGCCTCCGGGGCGGAATGGTTCGACCTCATGACCCAGCCTTGCGTTGATCCTGCCCTCCACGCCATCGACTGTTGCCCATTGGTCATACGTAATTACGTCTTTGTCGTGGCGGATGTTGTCCAAGACCAATTCAAAGTAGCCTTCGCACAAGGCGTCATCGTCATCCAGAAACGTGATGTATTTGCCTCCCGCTGCGCGTAGGAGCTTGTTCCGCGCCTCCCCGATACCGCTCAAGCAGTTGTCGCGCATCATTATGATCTCGACGTTGCGGCCCTTAACCCGCGCTTCCAGCGACCGGAATAAGGCATTGGCCTCCTGCTCCCGCTCGGTGATGGTCGGGATGAGGACGGACAGATCGGGTGTCGGTGCGCGTTTCATCGTAGGAAAATCACGTTTTCAGTGTTCATCGCGGCGACCCGGAAGGAGGCGGGCATTGCAATCTCTTGCGCCCCGTCATGCTCTAGCACTACGGCTTTGACTCCAAAGCGATCAAAGTCGAACGCACTGGCGATTTGCACGCTGGTTCCCTCCGTGTCTATGCTCACAAGGTCGATTTGCGGGGGCAGCATCCACATGAGTTCGGTCATGCTGAGTGTCGCGGCAGTCATGGCAATGTGCTTGCCGCTCACGCGCCCCGCCCATTTGTCACGATGCCATGTCTCTGTCGTGCTAATCGCCCCGTCATTCTCTGCATCCTTGGGCATGAGCCATACCGATGCGGGCGGCTGCGCGCCAATCGTCACGGCCCCGGCAACAATACGGATGCGCTCGTTGTCTTTGTAGGCTTCCAGCAAATCGACCAGCCCGTAAGGCGACATTTCGACCATAACCCCAGACCAGCCGCGCTCAATTAGCGCGCGGGTGTTGCTGTGCTTGGTCGGATGAAATGCGCCGATCTCCAAAAATGTGCCGTCTGCCTTGTCGCCAAAATAGTCGAGCAAGACCGCTTCTTCGCTGTTCTGCGAATAGCTCATGGGTGGCGGGCTTGAAAGATTGCCTTTGCTCTTTCGTATTCGGCGGGGTCATTGCCGCGCTCGTAGGTCGCATCCATCTGCACCTTGTCGTTGAAGAACGGATGGTGGTGACGAATGACAATGTGCGGGGCTTCGATGATTGCCCCGGCCTTGGTCGCGGTTGCGGTAAGATCGTTGTCGGAATACACGTTGCGATATTCCCCGTGGAACAAGCCGTGAAGGTCGTGCCAGCGGCGGGTCACGATGGCGCAAGTCAGCAAGCCGTCTGTGCGGTTGCCGTCTGCTACGCGCAGCACGCGCGGCGCGAAGATGTTGCCGCCGAGCGCGTCGAGGATTTGCCGATCCCAGCCCGCAGGCGGCTCAAAGTCATCAGCCATCTGAATCAAGACATCGCCCGTCGAGCCGAGCGCGGCCACGTTCCACGCCTGCACCGAGTAGCCGCCCTGTGCGGAGATTGTGCAACGGAATCGCCGCAGCTTGTCTTGGGATTCTTCATCATCGGCGTCGATGGCAAAGATGTGCTCAACGGCCAGCGGATTCTCGGCGCGAGACATCCACAAATTCATTGCCTGTATTGCCTGCGCCCAGCGCCCGCGCGTGGCGTGCAACAGAGAAATGCGGGGTTTGCCGCCTTCCTCTAGCATCTTCGTTTCGATCTTTGCGGCCTCGTCCTCGTTGCCCGCTAGCCTGTGCGCCCATGCGAGGGTCGCGTAGCCCTTCCAGTTGTAGCAATCGGGGCGGTGCGTCCATTCCGGTATCTTGGGCAGCGGTATGGTCAGCGTATGCTCGGCGGTCTCTAGTGCGCCCTCCGTCTGCCCTGCGTCCATTTGCAGCAAGGCGAGGATGTTGTGCGCCTCTCGGCGTTGCGGGTTGAGCTTGATCGCTCGCTGGCATAGGTCTTGCCCGTGAGCGTTTTCCCCGGCGAGCAGGGCGAGGTTGAGCATGACCTCGTAGCGATACACTCCGTCCAAGTCCTGCATCCGCAAAGCCTCTAGCCCGTAGCGCACAGCCTCGTCGCGCTTGCCGAGGAGGTAGTATTCATAGTGCAAATAAAACGCTAGGTGCTGCGCCTCTTGGTAGCGCCAGCGAAGGATGTTGATGTTGCGTTCCTGCGATCCGGTTTTCTCGCCTAGCGGCTCATGGATGACCCGGATGTTGCGATTGACCCGCACCTTGAGCGAGTCCTTGTCCTTGTCGTTGCTGACCGGGACGCATTTTTCATGCACACCGTGAAACCATGCGGCGGTTCCGGTGCGGAATAACCTCTCGCGCCAAACGGCCTTGCCGTGATTGGGCAGGACATACTCGGCCAGAATCCAATCCTCGGCGGTTTCCTCGCAGGCTTGGCGGATCGTCTCGCCCATGCCTTCGGGCAGCGTATCGTCGCAGTCCATCCACATTAGCCAATCTGCCCCGGTATCCGCGCCAAGCTGAAAAGCCATGTTCCGCGCTGCGGCGAAATCGTCCACAAACGGCCACGCTGCGGTGGCGGGGCTGTTGCGGTATTCCCCGACAATGCAACCGCGCTCACGGGCAACGTCAAGCGTTTGGTCGGGGGTCTGGCCCCCTACGGCGCGGACAACAACAACGATATCGGTTACGGAGAAGGCAGAGTCGAGGGCGCGATCAATTAGCCCCGCCTCGTTGCCTGCAATCAAGCAGACGGCAATTTTCATCTGCCCGAGGGCGACTGTCAAAAAGCAGAAACCCCGCCTCCCGGCGGGGTTCCAGTGAACACACAGAACAGTTTTTTAGGCGTAGGAGGTGTCGATGCCGATGGCGCAGCTGGTGTCGATCAGCTTCTCCGCCGTGTTGTGGCGGCAGCGGATGACGTTGCTGCGGCGAGCCTCGTCGCGGTAAGTCTCGGTGACCAGCGGTGTCGGGCTATCCTCGTTCCATAGGAGGGTGCGACCCAGACCGCCAGCGGTGAACTCACCAGCGCCGAGCTTGGCGACGACAACCTTGGAGTTGCCCCAGATGAAGGAACCGGAGTAGCTCTGGCCCTTCTTCGCACCGTTCTTGGCAGCGCGACCGATGAGGACGCGCGAAACATTAAGAGCGGCGGCAACTTCCTCGGCGGAGGCAGGGCGGGCTTGCGCCACGTTTTTCACGGGGCCGAAGATGTTGTTGAGAAGCTTGGTGCTGCGGCGGATGCGGTTGAACACCGGGAGAGAAAGGATCACCGTGTCGGCAACCACGTTCTTCTTGGCGAGTTCCGTCATCGCGTCATCGACATCTTTGGCAACGTCGAGGGTATCGACCGAGCCAGCGGTGTAAGCGGCGTTTGCGCTGATCGCGCTGACGCTGCTACCGAAAACTAGGTCGGCAACGCGCTGCTCATGCGAGAGCATAAGCGAGTTGTTGAGGAAGGTCGCGCTCGACACTTCAACGTCAAAGTAGCGGCCAAGGTCAGCAGATGTCTCGTCGGGCAGAAGCTCTTCAAGTTCAAAGCTGGTGGTCGCGTAGTTGTCGGTGGTGAAGCGGCGAGTGACGCGCGAGCGGTTCGCGCCGGGATCGGTCTTCAGCGCGTCGAGGTTATAAGCCTCACCGCCGCCGAGTTCGATCTTCACGTATTCACCGGAGCGGGCGGCAACCGAGTAGATCGGAAGCACCTCAAGGCCGATGAAGGGAAGGGCGTTGCTGTTGCTCGCCGCCTCGAAAACAGCTTGGCTGATTTCCGCGCGGGGAAGTGCGTTAGAGTTTGCGTATGCCATAGTGGTATCCGATTAGAAGCTCTTGCTCGGCACGGCGACTTCAATGATGTCGTTGGTCGTGCCAGCGTTGATTGCGAAGCCCACAGTAACACCGCCAGCGGAAGCGACTTTGCCGTCAGCAATGGCGTGAATCGCCGAGCCGACCGCAACGCCCGCGCCCGAAACGGTGGCGAGGAAGGTGGGGTGAAAGAGTTTGACGTTCACAGTCTGATCCGCCGAAGCGTCATCTTGTGTGAACCCGATGGCGGCTCCGTTGGTTGCAGCCACGACTTCGTTTTCCGTGGTGTGCAGTTTGACCAAGCGGAACGCGCTGATTGCAACGTCAGCGATGAAGCTGCGGTTTAGGGAGTCAACTTGTGATGCCATAGTAGTTTAGTTAGTTAGAGAGTGCGGATGCCGCTGTTACGGGCAGCAATGAAAAGATCGGGGAAGCGAGCGATGACGGCTTTAGTGGCCGATGTGCCGCTCAAGCCTTCGGACTTAACGAGGTCGAGGGCTTCGTTGAAATTGGTAGGAGTCTTAGGCTCGGCTTTGACTTCAGTGGCAACGGCAACCGAAACGGGCTTTGCGCCGAAATTGGCGACGAGGGCCTTCAGTTCGGAGACTTCAGCGGCCAGCTTGGCGCTCATGTCTTCTTTCTCTTCGTCGTGCTCGACCATCGCTTTGTCTTCGGTCATTTCCTCGGACTTGTCCTCGGTCATTTCCTTCTCCTCGTCCACTTCCAGAGCGGCGAGCTTGGCCTGCATTGCGGCCATTTCTTCGATCACCGGAGCCAGAGCGGCGGCGATAGCGTCAGCGATTTGCTTTTCGTCCATAGCCTTTTTCTCGCTGTCAACCTTAACGCTAAACAGCCCCGTGGGATTCGCGGCGGGAGCATCGACTAGATCGGCGCTGTAAATCTCCGTGCAGCGGGCAAAGACAATATCGTTGTCGCTCTCTTCGTGTTCGCCCGTGAACGAGATCGAAAGACCGAACGTGTCGGGCATAAGCTCGGCCATCTCCAAGATGCGAGCAGTCGCATCGTGATTCCTGAGCAGGAACAAGTCGGCGCGTAGCTGATCGCCGTCGATACGGAAGTTTTTCAGCGTGCCGACAATCTCGTTGAATCCGGTGTAATGATCCGTCTTCACCTTCAACCCACCCGCGTAAGTCTCGGCGGCGGCTTTTACTTCAACCAGGGTTTGCGCGTCGATTTGCAGTCCGTGGCCCTTGGCCTCGCCCACCGTGATAACGCTAACGTCAGAAATGGTCGCAGCCTGCGCGTCGATCTGTCCTTGTAGAACAGCGAAGTCGGTCTTGGTCATGCAAGACGCAATCTGTCAAAAGGTGGGTTGCCCTTATTCTCTGCGCGTGGGCGGCGGGGCAACGCGCCATTTACCTCGCAGATATTCGATATTTTACGACTGTCAAAAGGTGGAGGCGGGGGGCTTTCACCCCCGTGCCAGACTCCGCAGAGTCGGTCGAAGCAATCGCCCCCGTTAAAGTTTAGCCTTCATCGTCATCGACGGCATCCATCTGTGCCGCGCGGGCCGCAGCCCATGACGCGCCCGCATCGCCGCCCCACAAGGCCCACGCGATGCGGCCAGCGGACGGATAACCGTCCTGCCCCGGCTTAAATCCTTCGCCCTGCTTATCGACTTCGTGACGGGCAAAATAGCTGTTCATGCGGCGGATCGTGTCCGGTGAAAGATTAGCGCGGTTCATAAGGTCACGCGCGCGGGCGACTCCGACTTCCGTTCCGCCGCGTCCGTATTCCTCGCGCCACTCAAGGCCGCGCTTGGCCTCGACCGCGAGAGCGGCGGTTGGCTTAAAATTGATGTGCGCGTATTTTTTGGGGATCGCCAGTTCGGTCTTGGCCTTAAACTCTGCCTCCCTTGCCGCCTCGCGGATCGCGTCCGGGGTAATCGTGTCCGCTTCGATATTGTCGAAGATGCGGTCGATGACGGACGAAGACACAAGCGGGAAGGCGGCGGCGGCGATGGCTTTTGCGGCTTCCGCCGTAATGATTCCGCTCGCCACGGACTGCGCCAGTTCAAGCAACGCCTGCACCTGTGCGCCGTTGAGCGCGGTATCCTGCACCGTCTCGGCGGTCGCGCCGTCTGGCAGTTCGACTTCACCATCGACCGGAGCCGTGACGGGCGCGCGGTTCGGATCAGTGGCAACGGATTCGATGCCGCCAGAGATTTCCGCAGGCGACACATCCATTTCTTCCGCAAGCTCTCGGATATAAGCCGCCTCTTTGGCGCGCTGTCTCATGCTGGCCTGCCAATCGTGTCCCGCCTCGCCGTAGAGTTCGGCGGCGGTCGCAAGACCCATGCGCCAGAGTTCGATGTCGGCGCGAGCATCACGCCCCGCGTCGATGCTGACTGATCCCGGCCATTGCCATTGACCGAGCGTAACTTCGGGGCGGTTGGGCAGGAGTCGCTTGGCGGCGGCATCCATCAAGGCGAGGCGAACCACCTTGTTCAAGAACTGCGCCTCAAGCTGATAGCGCCAGAAGTCGAACGTGCGCTCGGCTTGGCGAAGGTCTTTGCGCGCTTCCGGGCCTGCGCTGGTGCGGTCGAGGATAACGCGAGCGGAAGCGCCAAGGGCGCGGCACATCCGGTTCTCCAAGTATTGCACAAAGTTGGCGAAGGCGGCAGCAGGGCGGTCACCGCTCTTGAACATCTCCATGCTCTCGCCCGTGTTCAGATAGTTAATGCGCCCCGGCTCCAGCGCGGTCAGTTTAATCTCGTTGCCGAATTGGTCTTTCTCCCCGCGTAGCACGGAAGCAAGTTCCTCGTCCGCGCCGTATTCAGTCTTGACTACGCCCGCCTGTGAGGAAGCCCACCGCGCGGCGAGCTTTTCGTATTCGATCAGATCGGCAACGTCCTGCGCGTCATCAAGCATCGGGGCGAGAACCGAGCGGCCCCGGTATTCGTCGGGGCGGGTGAAGTTGGCGATGTGGCAAAAGTTCTCCGCGTCGATTTCCTCAAAGTTCAAATAGCGCCCGGAGCGGTCGCGCTCATAGACGCGGTATTTCAGCGGACGCCCGCGCGGGTCGATCTGCACCCCGCCGATGTAGGCAGGGTCGTTAAGGTCGAGGTCGATGTCGCGCCCGATCCTGTCGGCGGTCACGGTCTGAAGTTTGAGGTCTTCGCCGTCGCGGACAAGGATGACGCCGCAATCGCCATCGACAAGGACGGCGCGAAAGACCAACTGCGTAAGGCAAAGGAGCGAATGGCGTCCGGTTAAGTCGCAGTTGGCGAACCACTGATTCAGATACGCCTCAACGTCTTGGTCGAGAGCCGTGTCGCCCGTGCGGGCTT